CTTTGAGAGAAAATGTAGTTGCATTAGCAAGAAATATTGGTTATGTACCTTCTTCAAGACGTGCCGCAAGTGCAAATGTTACCTTTAACGTAGATTTAGGTACTGGAACAACAAAATCTAGTGTAACACTTAAGGCTGGACTGTTTGCATTAGGTGATTATGCTAATACTAACTACACATTTTGTGTTCCAGATGATATTATATCTCCTGTAACGGACGGATTTGCACAATTTACCATTGATATTAAACAAGGAACATTTTTAACTAAGGAATTCGTTGTAGATACCTCTCAACCTAACCAAAGATTCATTATTCCTAATCCATATGTTGATACTTCTACCTTAAAAGTGAAGGTAAAGGATACAGCTACCTCTGCTTCACAAAAAGTATACAATCATATCGATAATATTGTAGGAATTAGTACTACTTCTGAGACATTTTTGATTCAAGAAGTGCAAGATGAGAAATATGAGTTACTTTTTGGTGATGGAGTACTTGGTAAGAAGTTAAGTAATGGTAATGTGGTTAATACTTCTTATATTGTGTCTGATGGCCCGAATGGAAACGGTGTTTCTGCGTTTTCTTTTGCAGGAAAACTAGTTGATAATGATGGAGGACTCATAGTTAGTGGAATTTCCGACATAGTTACCAATGAAGTCGCTAGAAATGGTGCAGAAATTGAAAGTTTAGACACTGTTAGGAATTTATCGACCAGAATTTACTCTGCACAACATCGAGCAGTCACGGCTAACGATTATGAAGCAATAATTCCGACAATTTTTCCAAATGCTGAAAGTGTAACTGCATATGGAGGTGAAGATTCCAACCCACCCCAATATGGAAAGGTATTTTTGTCAATAAAACCCAAAAATGGACGATTTATCTCTGATTTTGACAAAAGACAACTTTTAAACAAACTAAAGGGGTATTCAGTCGCTGGAATTCGTCAAGAATTTGTTGATTTGAAGTATTTGTACATTGAATTAGACTCAACAGTCTATTATAATACTAATGCTGTTACAAATGTTAATCAATTAAAGACTACTATCAGAAATTCACTTGAAACTTATGCAAAATCTGCAGATTTGAATAAATTTGGTGGTAGATTTAAATATAGTAAAATAATGAAGATAATTGATGATAGTAGTACTGCAGTTACGTCAAATATTACAAAAATAATTATTAGACGTAATTTGGATGTAGATACTAATAATTTTGGACAATATGAACTTTGTTTTGGAAATAGATTCCATAATCGCAGAGAAGGTTATAATATTAAGTCAACTGGATTTGTTGTAGATGGAATTCAAGGTACTTGTTACTTTGCTGATTCTTATATTGATGATAAAACAGGTAGATTATTTGCTTTCAGATTAACTACGTCTGGAGAACCAGAAATTGTGATTGCTAATGCAGGTACTGTTAAATATGATATTGGTGAAATTCTTATAGATACAATACGTATATTATCAACGGAAAAGTCAGATAATGTTATTCAGATTCAAGGAATTCCAGAATCTAATGATATTATTGGATTGAAAGATCTTTATGTTCAACTTTCTATACCCGATAGTAATATTGGTTGTGTAGAAGATATTATTTCCACTGGTGCAGATACTTCTGGTTCCAGATTCATTTCTACATCTAGCTTCTCGGATGGTGACTATATAAGGAAGACTGATTCCGCTCCTACCTCTAGTAGATATACATCAACTAGAGATATTTCCTCTACATCATCAGAAATTTACTAAGCTTAGTAATAATGGGCATAGATACAACTTCTAAGAAAGTTCAAATTAATAAACTTGTAAGTAGTCAAGTACCATCCTTTGTTGTTGAGGATAATCCATTATTTGTGGATTTTCTAAAACAATATTATATTTCTCAAGAGTATCAAGGTGGTAATATTGATATAGTTACTAATCTGAATGATTACCAAAAGGTAGAAAATTTTACAGAAAATAGTAGTTTAGTTGGATTTACCACTTGTACAAGTGATGTAAATTCTTATGATGCTACTATAAATGTAAGTTCAACTGAAGGTTGGCCTGATGAATATGGACTTTTAAAGATTGATGGTGAAATAATTACATATACTAGTAAAACAGAAACCTCATTTAAGGGATGTGTACGTGGTTTTTGTGGTGTAGATAGTATAAAAGATACCGTTAATCCAGAAAATTTAGTATTTTCTCAGTCAGAATCTGTAAAACATCTCAATAATACTAGAGTTATTAATCTTAGTAACTTATTTTTACAAGAATTTTGGAAAAAAACAAAAAATCAGTTTTTGCCAGGGTTTGAAGACAGAAAATTACATAGTAAAGTAGATAAAGCTAATTTTTTACGTCAAGCTAAAGATTTTTATTCATCAAAAGGTACTGATGAAGCAATAAAAATCTTGTTTGGTGTACTTTTTGACGCTAGAGCTGAAGTAATAAAACCAATTGAATACTTATTCGCACCATCTGATGCAGATTATATAAAAACGGATGATTTAATTGTTGAAGTTATTGCCGGCAATCCAGAAAATGTAGTTGGTCAAACATTATTTCAAACGGATAATACTGCAACTAGTGGATCTATTTTTAATGTTCAGTATTTTCCTAGAAATAATAGACATTATTACATTATAAGTCTTAGTAAAGGATCAACTGTTGGTACTTTTACTGCAACAGGATCTTCATCTCTAGTAAATCCAGTATCTATTGGTGCATCAGTACTTACAGTAGATTCTACTCTTGGTTTTCCAGATAAAGGAACTGTTTATGTGGGTGCAGGACTTACTGTTGGTATTGCAACTTATACAAATAGATCATCAACTCAATTCTTTGGTGTAACTGGTATATCATCAAGTTATACTGATAGTGATTTTGTAAGATCAACTGGAACTGTATATGCTTATGAAAATGGTGATGTTAATAAACCTGTATATTTTAGATTAACTAATGTTGTTAATGGTGCTGATGTTGATGATGTTGGATTTTTATTTGCTAAAGATATTATAGAACCTAGACAACTTGGTAGAGTTTCTGATTCGTCTAATCATAATTTAAATACTTGGATTCATAATATTAAAACAAAAAGTGATGTTGCTAGGGATATACAGACGGCTACTTCAAAAGTTGATGTTGGCACAAGTATTATAACAACAGATACGCCTCATTTATTACGTGCTGATGATACAGTAACTTTATTAGACGTTAGTGATGATGTTGCAGGAAATCCTTCTAATGTTGAAGGATTAGTTCTTCAAGTTTATAACGATAATGAATTTAGAATTAGTATTACTTCTGGAGCTCTTAATACTTCAAAAGTTTATAAGGTTAGAAGAGAATTAAATTATGCAAAAAGTAGTAACAACCTTCTAGGTGTATCTATGTTTGCTGCTGATGTTCAGAATACATATACAACACGAGATAATAAAACAGTTTATGTAACAACTGGATCACTACCAAGTTATGAAATTTTTGCAAACGATAGAAGTAAAGAATTTACTTCTGCAGAACCTGGCCCAGCTGATCAACCTGCTACATCTAATGTAAATCATACTGATAATCTAATTACCATTAATAATCATAATTTCCTTAGTGGTCAATTAGTTAGATACTCACCTGTTAATTCAAATAGTGAGAGTGTTGTGGGTCTTGATACTGGATCTGTATATGCAGTTTCAAAGAAAAATAATAACCAATTGTATCTTTCCAGATCTGTTGCTGATGCCGTAGCTAAAAAGTATATTTCTATAATTGGAATTGGTACTACAACTTCACATAGACTAACACCATCAGATCTTGCAGATAAAAATGTAACGTATCAAAATTTCTTAAGGAAATTCCCAGTTAAACCTGAAGTTAAAGAATTTGAAAGATCCATTGAAAATGAACCTGTTGGTATGTTTAGAAATGGTGTAGAAATATTTTCAAATAAGTCTGGTGATAGTATACATTATGGCCCAATTGAACATATTGACGTTGAAAGTGGTGGAAGTGATTATGATATAATTTCACCACCTAATATTAATATTTCAGATAATGTGGGTACTGGTGCTACTGCTTATGCGGTCATAGAAGGCGGTTTAAAGGGAATTGAAGTCCTTTCTGGTGGATATGACATAAAACGTGTTCCGAACGTTGCCATAGTCGGTGGCAACGGTCAGGGCGCTACTGCGTCAGCAAGATTGAAAGCAATTAGAAACTCTAGATTATTTGATGCTAAAGATAATGTTACTATTAATACTAGAGCAGTAATAACAGTAACTTTATCTTCGGGTGTGATTAATGCTGCATCAATAAGTAACGCAGGAACTGGATATATTGAACCACCAACTATAACTATTCCAGATTCTTTAGATGGTAATGGTAATGTTGTTGGTACTGGTGGTGAATTATCAACTACAGTTGATCCAACTGGTAGAGTAACTAGTATTACTGTTATTGATGGAGGTTCTGGGTACAGTAGTGCTCCTACAGTAACTATTAGTTCTCCAGAAGCTGGAACAACAGCTACAGGAACTGCAGTACTTACTGGTAATACTGTTAGTGCAATTAATATTACTAATCCTGGTAGTGGATATACAGAAAATCCAGAAGTTACTATTGATGTTACTAGTGGTGGTGGAGGTACTGCAGTAGTTGCTACATCACAAATAACTAAAGGTATTGTTACTGGTGTTAGTGTTGTTGCAGGTGGTAGTGGATACACTAGTGTTCCTACAATAGGTGTTGAACAACCTCCTGGAGAAATCACTTTTAGTAGTGATCATTTATTCTTTGATGGAGAATCTATTGTATATGAAAAATCTACATTAAATCCTCAAATTCCTGGATTAGTTCATAAATCTGTCTATTATGTGGATAAGATTAATGAAAGAAGAATTCGTTTGATGAATAAATTTGAAGATGCTGTTAATAATACAAAAGCTGTTATATTAACGGCACAATCTATTGGTAGTCATTCTATTACGGCTACTGATTTTAGAAATGTTGTAGATCAAATTGTTGTTGAAAATGAAGGATCTGGATATTCAAATAGAAAGGTAGAAATAAAATCAGTAAGACATCCTTCAATTAATTATTATACTAGACAAGATGTTAGATCTGGTATTAGTACTGCTAATAATTATATATTCCATAAGATGCATGGATTTAATTCTGGGGATCTTGTAGAATATAAAATTGCTGGAATTGGTAGTACTGCGATTAGTGGTTTATCCACTAATAGTAGTTACCATGTTACTAAATTAGATGAAGATAAATTTAGATTATCATATGCAGGTGTTAAGGGTGGTAGAACTAATATAGTTTCCAATAGTGAAGATATTGAAGGATCTGTAGTTTTTCCAACTGGAAATTTTGGTGGAAATCTAACTGCAGATGTTGCAGTTACAACACCTGATAATGGTACAAGGGCTTATACATTAACTGGTACGGGTAGTAATGCATCAACTGGTATTGCTCTAAAAGTTAGTCCAGCTACTCAAGAAACTGGATCGGTTGGACTTAAAACTGATACACATTATGTCTTTAGTGCTTTTGTGAAAAAAGCTGGTCATAGATATGTAAAACTTCATAATGCTAGTCAAATAAACTGGATGGATCCACATGGTGGTATTACACTAGATTTTGACACAGGTAATACTCATGCACCAAACAGCGCTACTCATGCATCAGGTGTTATTCCATATCCTAATGGTTGGTATAGATTATGGTGGGAAGATAAAACAAAACCAGTTGGTAATGGCCCAGAAGGAACTATAAACAAA